GTTTGTAGAAGTTATAATTGAATTTATGAGGTTTATTTCAGAAAAAATAATGATGAAAAATAAACCATATTATCGTTTTATTTTTGAAAGAGGTTTAGAAACATTAATACATGTTTTTTCTGTAATTTTTTACTATACAAAAAATTTAGAACTAACATTTTATCATACACAAAAAGCATATTATTTTTATATTGAATTTATTGAACAAATATCAGATGATAATGTTACATTTTTACAATTAAGTTCACGAGATGCGATATTATTTGTTTATAAAAAAACAATTTTTGATCTAAACAATGAATACAGAAAAAATATTCAGGAACCTACAGCTGAAGAAAAAAATATTTTAGCAACTGTGGATACATATACATATATTTATAAGAGTATAGTTCTATTTATAATAAATCATAATGGATTTAAATATGAAAACAAAAATGACTACATAAACAAAAGTTGCGATGCGATTGAGTTTATTAGTGGAACATTAAACAAAAATAAAATTAAGCCAAACTATATAGAATGTGTACACCTGTTTATAACACTATTAGACGATAAAAAATTAGAAATATTAGATTTTTTTAGAACACTTGATGAATTTATTAAGAAATTAATTAGTAAGAAAAAATTTGATGAAAAAGTAATTAAAAATAAAATATATGATTCAGAAATAAATAATTTTGTAAACCATAATGAATTAAATAAGATTGTAGAATGGATTTTTTCAGATTAAGCTTCTTCTACAATCTCTAATTGTACAGCCTTTTTAGATTGTCTAGGTTTCCTAGGTTTCTTAGCTGGTTTCGTTTCTACATCAGAGTTATCTGCCATTTGTAATTTAGTTGGACTATAATTTATAACTATATTTTCAATATGTTTCTCTTCTAGAGATTCTACTCCAGTAACAATGTGAATTGTCTTTCTGCGAATTTTCTTCTTTTTATCTTTTAATGCCAAATCAGAAGCTGTAATCAATTTTTGACAAATATGTGTAAACTCTGCTTTTAAAAGTGCAGTAAGAAATTGATAAATATCGTGTAAAATGTGTTCGTCACACATTCCAACAATTAAAACACTACCTGTTCTAAATATCATAAATGATACTTCTGTAATATTTTTGTATTTATCCTTATTTTCTGTGGTAATTTGCATTCCAGTTTGAACGCCAATATCATTATTATAATAAAATTTACATTGAATTCCTGGGTATGAGCAAGGATCATAAATAGCCTGAATATTGTATTTACTTCTGAGAATATCATACAAAATTTCACGATTAATATAAAACCCGCAATTGAAATTTGAGTTAATTAAAACGGTATCACTATTTTCAAAATATGTCAATTGTGTTGGATAGAATGGTTGTAATATATCAACAATATGATTTAATACAGTAACAAACATTTCTTCACTTTGAACACCTGGAATTTCTAATTTTCCGGTATTAAACACTTTTATATGAAATTCTCTAAATAGTTCATCAATCTTAATACGAAGAATCATAACAAAACAATTATAGAATGCTTGCTTCTTCTTTGAACGATAACTCATGATATCTTTCTTAGATACTCCAATGGTAATTTTGCGTATATCCTTGAACTTGATACGTCCATTAGGATTATCAATATGAGACATAATATGCTGATCATAGTATAATTCTTTTTGTAAACGCTCTTGAACAATTTCTAATTCTTCTGGAGTCTTTGAATTAATCTTGATTTGCTTTTTAATAACGCCATTTTGAGGTGTAGAGTAAGGAATTACTGGAATATCCCAAAATATTCTAAGGTCAACTGATTGAGCAAGATATGCTATTTTAGATTTTGTAGAAATGTAAATTTCAGTTGGTTCAGGGACTGTACATTCAGAATAATCTACGGATTCACCATGATATTTATTAGTGTCAGGCCAATCAGTAGAAGTGCTATCCTTGTCGTATTCTTCCCAGTCATTGTCATTCTCTTTTTGGTTTTGTAAAATATCATCGTGTAAATTATTATTTTCGTCGTCTGACGAGTTATCATCGTATTTATTGGTAAGGAATTTAGACCATTCATCATCAATATTTAAATTTGTCATTTTCAAAGCCATAGGTATACTTCAGATTATATCTTTATATTCTTTAAATTATTTTATTTCAATTATTTTCTTTTAATATAGAATAATGAACAGTTGTAAACCACGAATCATTCATGAAAGAAGTAAAATTATTCCAATTCCACAAACATCGCCTACAAACAAGAAGGAGGGATTTAGCGTAAATGAATATAGTTTAAAACAGAATTTTTTTGATCCATCGAAGAGCTCTCCTCCAAACGAATTTATGTTAAAATTAAAATTACGAATGTCTCACTACGAATCCTTCAATAATGTTGATAACTTAATTAATGAATAGTTTACGTAATAGCTGTTTTTACAATCTTCAAAATGTATAATATTTTCAACAAAATTAAAATATTCAGGAGTATTTAAAGTTTCCTTGTTACGAATAATATAATTCAGAAAATCCTTAATTATATTCTTTTTATCTATATTATAACGACGACTTATATCATTTGTAAATAATTTTAATGACACAATATCATCACCATTTTTTATTTTATTGAATAAATTATCCCAAATACTATCATCAATAATACATATATCTTCGTCTTTTAGATTTTGATTTGATTGCATAAAATTTATCATGCTTCTTATATCAGATTTATAAAGTTTTTGGATTAAATATAATGATTTTTGATTTAGATTAAGATTTTCACATACTGAAATATTATTTAAAAATTTAATTATATCATTTTCTGGTAATTGATTAAATCTTAATCTTAAAAATTCATTTTGTAAACCCTCATCAATCCGACTAATATAATTACATATTAAACAAAAACGCACAGAATTTGAGAAATTTTGTAAAAGATATCGTAATGCTTGTTGTGCATTTTTAGTCATATAATCAACCTCATCTAAAATCACAAATTTCATACCATGATTAAACATAGTTTTTGAATTAACAAATTGATTTATTTGACTTCTAATAATATCTATACCGCGTTCATCTGATGCGTTTAAATGTATCATTAATTCCTTATTTTTTTGATTAAGTTTTTCTTGATAAGAGTTTACAAGATTAATTATTGTTGTTGTCTTACCAGTTCCAGGAGGACCATAAAATAATAAATTTGGAAAATAACCAGTTTCAATAATATTCATTAGTATTTTTTTATTTAGAGGATCTAAAACTATATTATCAAATTCCGTTGGCCTATATTTTTCAACCCAAACATTACTTGTCATTATATGAATAAACTAACAAAATATATCTAAGTTTTTTTAATCCAAGTTATAAAATAATTATACAAAAAATTGAAGTATTTTATATAATTATAATTTATGGCAAATATAGCAATGTCGTCTCATCTTGAATCTGCTTATTTAGAAATTATTCTTGGTGGTATGTATGCTGGTAAAACCAGTAGATTAGTTGAAATTTATAAACAATGTAAATTTTGTGATATATCAGTTGCAGTGATTAATCATTCAATTGATAACCGTTATGATGAGGAGTTGTTGTCAACCCATGACCATATAAAAATACCATGTATTAAAACAGAAAGATTATTTGACATATGGACGGATAATATTGATATGGAATCAAATATTGAAAATGTACCTAGGATTAGAGATAAATTTAAGGTTGCCTCAAGTAGTGTAATACTAATCAATGAGGGACAATTCTTTCCAGATCTTGAAGAATTTGTTAAAACTGTATTATCACATGATAAGAAGGTATATGTTTGTGGATTGGATGGTGATTTTGAACGTAAAAAGTTTGGTCAAATATTAGATTTGATTCCTATATGTGATAAAGTGACTAAACTAACATCATTGTGTAGTTTGTGTAAAAATGGAACCCCAGGTATTTTCTCAAAACGTATTACTTGTGAAAAAGAACAGACAGTTGTTGGTTCAGATAATTATATTCCCGTTTGTAGAAATTGTTATGATAAATAGTCTAAAAGTAATTTTGTAAGTAATTAATTTTTTTATACATACTAATCTTGGAAATATATATATAAAAACGATTTAAATTAAATTACATATTATCTTACATAAATAGAATGGGACCAAAGAGTAAAAAGGTGGACAATGTAGAAAATACTGTAACAACAACAACTGAGACGATAAAAGCTAAGAGAGGACGTAAGTCTAAGAAAGAATTAATGGCAGCATTAAATATGGAATCTTTAGTTAAAGATAATAAAAAACCAATTCAAAATACAATTAATTTAAATGTTTCAGAGATTGAAACTAAAGTAAGTGAAGAGCTTAATAATGTAAATGATATCAAAAATAACGTATATGAAGATGTATTAAATGATGATATTAATACTTCAGTACAGGATACAAATGAATTAAGTAATGTTATTATTACAACATCAACAACAAGTGAAGAACCAAAAATAGCAAAAAAACGAGGAAGAAAGCCAAAGGGTGGAAAAATAATACAACAAGTTGTTAATAATGAACCACAAAAAGAAGAAAAACCTAATGTAATTCTACACTTAAAATGTTCAATGAAAGATTTACAGAGCACTTCACAAAATAATAATATTGTAGAATCATATAATTTTTTAAGTGGAAAAAATGATTTAAATTATGAATTAATTGGAAATGAGAATATAAATACAGTAAACGTGTTTAATGATAAAACAACTACCGCTATTTCTACATTGGATACCGATTATGATGACTATGATGACGATTCTATTTGTAAAGATTCAACAAAAGAAATATATAAAAAATTAAAGCAATTAGAACATAATTTACATATTAATAATGTAAATAATAAACGTTCAGCGTGTTTCTGGGATACATGTGAATTTGATAATCCTCCAATTTATATTCCAAAACATTTTATAAATGGTACTTATCATGTATATGGATGTTTTTGTAGTCCAGAATGTGGTGTTGCATATTTAATGAATGAAAATATAGATAGTTCAACAAAATTTGAACGTTATCACTTATTTAATCATATCTACAGTAAAATCTATGATTATAAAAAGAATATTAAACCAGCTCCTAATCCATATTATATGTTGGAAAAATATTACGGAAATTTATCAATTCAAGAGTATAGATCATTACTAAGAAATGAAAGATTATTTTTGATTGTTGATAAACCACTAACAAGAATATTACCAGAATTACACGAAGATAATGATGACTTTATATTAAATAATAAAATTATACCTTCAAATAATTATCATGTAAAAACTCGTTTACAAAGAAAAAAACAAAACAAGAGTTCAATATTGAGTGAAAAATTTGGTACTTCAAATACAGCTCTATTAGAATAAATAATTATATTTCATAAAACGAAATTTAATTATTTAAAAACCTTCACATAATAATACAACTATATTTTTTCCAGTATATCCTCTAATACAACCTAAAATAAATGCACCAACTACTATATTTCTAAGTGATTTCTTATCAAAGTCTAAAATAGCACTTATAATAACAGCGGATGAAGAAGCTGTAATTCCCCAAGATAATGTTTCAATAAATTTGTTAACCATTGTAATAATTTTAATCTATTTGTCTTTAAATTTATTTAATATTCAATTTCAAATAAGCCATCATGTTTAAACCCTGATTCACCCGACATAGCCTCTTTTATATATCCCATTTGATTTGAAATTAAACGTACTCCTTCTGGAGATATAAAATCATAAGAATAGTGTGTATGTCCACTGATCCAACATAAAATATTAGATATATTTTCAAATTCTTTTATTGTTCCATTAGGATGACTAAAATAATTTTTCATCATTTTACCTTGTAAAGAATATTTTGAATGAGATGTATTTGTTTGTTGTGGTGGGAAATGTGTCATTACAATCACTTTTTTGTTCTTTGTTAGTTCATTATTATTTAAGAAGTTATAAATTGAGTTAGAATCTTCAAGGTTCATTTCATTCACATCTCTAGGAGATAAGTCATATGGTCTTGGGTCTGTTATATTGCGTTTATATCTTATCATATTGTAATCATTTACATACATTCTAGCCTCATATTCAGTAACAAATGGAGATTGTGTCCAAAAAGTAGAACCAAAAACAATTATATCTTCATTCAAACTAACAAAGTTATTATCTAAAATACTAATATTTGTTAGTTGATTTTCTTCCAAAAACCTAAGCCTTTCTCTTTTTATTTTTTGTACATAAGAATTTGTGTTCCAATAATCATGATTTCCAAACACATAAAACGTTTTTTGCCAGTTTTCATTACAATAAACTAAAAATTCTTTAAATGATGGATGACTAAATCTACTTATATCCCCTGCTAAAAACAAATAAGGCGCTACAGGGGCTATTTGTGGAATGCTTTTTGTTAGTTCTAAATGTAAATCAGAATATATTTGTACTATTAATTTTCTTGTAGACATATCTAAATATAACATATTGAACTATATTTAAATATATATTGTAAATCAATTTAATTTTTTATGCGTTTCTTTTCACGTTCATCAGATTCTTTAAAATTTTCAACAAGTTGATCCATATTAATTGGATTTTTTTCTCTATACTCTTTCATTGAGCTATCTAACTTTGTTCTAATCTGTCTAAAAATTTCTTGATTTACAGATTTTACCTTTGGAGCTTCCTTTTTTTCAGGAATACCCATATAATCTCTTATAACTCTCATATAATCACAATTAAATAATTTTAATTTTTCCATCGCCTCTTCTTCTGTATAATTAGTTTGTGATATTACTTTTTTAACATGTTCACTAAGGTCATCATTACTAAAAAAACTTATTCCGTCGGACATATATATTTACAATAAATATTTTTTAAATCATATTAAACGAATTGCTATATAGTATATTATCTATAAAGAATGACTACAACTATGGACAATCTTGAAAAATTAATTCAGATGGCGACTATTGAACATATGTATTCTATGCTACAAAAAATGAAAAATGACAATGAAAATAATAAATTTGATGAATGTAATTTTTCTGATGAAAAATATTCAAAGGAAAATAATGCTCTAATTGGTAGTCTATTAAATGAAATTAAACATTTAAAGACAGAGATTAATGATCATACTGAAAAACTACGAAGAAATAATAGTGAAATCTGGCAATTAACACAATCATTATCATTTTGGCGGGAAAGAACAGAGAAGTTAGATAATGAATTAAATGAAATTAAGAATAATACAAATAATAACAGTAAATTTTTATGTCAGCAAATTAGAGGTCAACAGAAACTAACTAGTTATCCAGGATTTTCAAATGGTTCTCCAAATGAAAAAGATGATGAAGCTCATATTAGATTAAAGATTGAAGAAAAACTATCTAACGATGATGGAGATGACGCTGATAATGAGTCTAACAATTCTGATGATGAGGAAGAAGAAGAAGAACTGGAGGAGGAAGAAGACGAACTGGAGGAGGAAGATGATGTAAATCCTTTATTAATTACATGTTCAACTATAACATTAGATGTAAAGCCTATTGTAGAAGAAGTTCATCAAGATGAACAACATGTGGAAGTTTCGGAAGAGGAAGAAGAAGAATCCGAAGAAGAAGTAGGTACAGATGATGGAAAAGAAGATTTAGGAAATGTTGAAGTACAAAATTCGGTTCAACTCCAAGAGGAGGAAGAAGATGAGGAGTTATCAGTTGGGGAAGAGCTTGGTGAACACGTTGAACCTGTAGAAGAAGAGGAAGAAGAAGAAGAAGAAGAAGAGGAAGTTGTAGAAGAGGAAGTTGTAGAAGAAGAGGAAGAGGAAGAAGAGGAAGAGGAAGTATTTGAGATTGAAATTGATGACGTAACTTACTTTGCAACAGGAGAAGAAAATGGTATCTTATATGAAATGACCGCGGATGGAGATATTGGTAAAAAGGTTGGAATAATCAAAGACGGTGAACCAATTTTTAATTAAATAATGTAAACTCTTTTCTATATATATTATAAGTCAAATGTTTAGTTTATGTGCACCAGCATTAATATATGTAGCATTTTCGTTAACACAAATAGTAATAGATACATTTAAAGGATTATATAATACTGCGTTTTTTAAAGTAATTGTAATGATAATAATTACAATACTTTTAAATGCTTTATGTCAGGCTGGAATGGGTATAGTCTCTTGGATAATTGTATTTGTACCATTTATTTTCATGTCAATAATAGTAGCAATATTACTTTATGTATTTGGTTTAGATCCAGCAACCGGTAATTTGAACATAAAATGTAATAACTGTAATGATACAAATAGTACTACAAAAAAGAGTGGTAATTTAATATACACATCAACAGTAAAAACACCAAATAAATCGGTTAAATATGTAGATGTAACATATTCTGATACACCATCGGAACAAACTGATACGCATGAATCAGTTGCGCCATTTTGGTCAAGTGACCCTCAATATGAATAATTTTATTATAAAGTAAAAAGTAGTATAATAAAACTATTTAAATAATTAATAATTAATAATATATTATGTATTTTGCAATAATATGTTGTTTACTAGTAGGTTTAGAATTAATGGGAATAGGATTTAGGCTTCAATTAGATTATGATAGGTATATAAATATGGTAATATACAATTTAAATGAGTTATTCGTAAAAATATCACCTACATTAATAAAATTATGTTATAATTTATTGTATTGTTTTAGTGTTTGTCAAATTCAAATGACAAAGCTGAAAAATTTATTAGATCCACATGTTAAAAAGTTTGTAAAATATTTAAAGGATAATAATATAATAGTTGAGATAAAAATACAAGTTATAGAGATAATTGATAAAAATGGTAATGTTGAAAATAAATTAATTATACCAGATAAAACTCCGTTAGAAGAATTATCACACAGTTTTGTTCCAGATATACATACAGGATTATTACTATATGATAAAAATTTTGAAACAGGATGTATTAATAAGATATACTATGAACAATTTCCAGTTACAAGAGAGTACAAGTTGTCAAACATAAATTTCATGTTGATAGAATTAGAGCATGAAGATGAAAAACATACGATTGAATTAAAAAATAGTGAATATAACTATTATATTGTAAATAATTATTTAAATAAAAATTTCTTCAAATATTATTTGAAAAATATAAATAAAGTACCAATCAATGAAGACAATTTTGATTACAAGGTCAATATTATTGATAATAATGTTAATATTTTTACACTTTTACCAGAACAGTCAATAATTTTAAATGAAGAGGACTACACTATTTTTCCTATTCCTGAAACAATCAATACACTTATTCCTGAAACAACTGATACACCTATTTCTGACACTATTAATAATGATGAACATTCTTCAATTAGTTCTGATAAGTCAGATGACTTTGTCAAACTTGAAGCAGATTCTTAATTATTTAACACCTAAATTATTATTAATATATATAATTTAAAATCATTTAAAAAAAATTGAATTAATTATATATATAATGGAATCCTATCATACTGATTTAACAATGGCTACTGCAAGTATTTCTGAAACTTCCGTATTTCATAAATTGAGATGGAAATGGAACCTTTGGGCTCATTTACCTCAAGACCCTGATTGGACTGTTAAAAGTTATAAGAAAATTTATCAATTTAAGACAGTTGAAGAAGCTATTGCTATTACCGAATCATTGCCTGCTGATTTGGTTAAAAATTGTATGTTATTTATTATGAGAGACGGAATTACACCCATGTGGGAAGATCCAAAGAATAGAAACGGAGGATGCTTCTCTTACAAGGTATCCAATAAAAATGTATTTGAAGTTTGGAGAGACCTAACGTATGTCCTTCTCGGAGAAACCATTAGTACCAATAGCATTTTTGTTAATTGTGTGACAGGCATTACCATTTCACCTAAAAAAAATTTCTGTATTGTTAAAATCTGGATGACAAATTGTGACCATCAGAATCCACAAATTGTTACTAGTGAAATCAGAAATTTATCTCCTCAAGGATGTTTATTTAAAAAACATACACCTGAATTTTAAAAAAAATATATTATATTTAATACTATTTAAACATTTATTAATTATAAAATATAATGAAATATCCATTTGTTATATTTTATCGTAAAGATATTTTTAGTCAAATAGACCATTTTTTTATTGAAAACGCAAACAAATTAGATTGCTCTGTTTTTATTACAGATTCGGTTGATTATTGTAAAAATCTTCATAATTCTAATTTTCATTTTTTAATTACTTATGGAGATTCAGTTACTGAATACAAAAATGAATTACTTAGTGTTATTTCTGAAAGTATGATGAATCGTTATATTCATGTTTTACCAGATTCGTCTATTGTTTCAAATGTCAATAATTTCAATAACATTATTAATAATATTTTTATTAACTTATGTTCTATTGAACGTACTCGCACTAGACCTACATTTTCTTTATTTACGCCATCATATAACTCTTATCAAAAAATATTACGCGTACATAAAAGTCTTCAAGAACAAACATTACTTGATTGGGAATGGGTTATTATTGATGACTCACCAGATGATGCACATTTTAATTTTTTACGAGAAAAATTTTCTAACGATGCACGAATCCGATTTTTTCGTAGATCCTCTAATAATGGTAGTATTGGAAATGTTAAAAACGAAACTATAGGATTATGTCGCGGAAAATATATACTTGAAATGGATCATGATGACGAACTAATGCCATATGTTCTACAAGAATCTGCAGATTTATTTGATTCAAATCCTGACATTGGATTTATTTACTTTGATTGCTCGTGTATTTATGAAAACGGAAAAAATCAATGGTATGGTGATTTTATTTGTAAGGGATATGGAGGATATTATTCACAAAAATATAAAGGGGTTTGGAGATTAATTTATATTACACCTAATATCAATAATATTACGATGAGTCATCTAGTATGTTGTCCTAATCATCCAAGAATATGGAGAAGACAGACACTTTTGGATATGGGAAGCTATTGTGAGTATTTACCAATTTGTGATGATTATGAGATTATACTCAGAACATCAATATCTACTAAAATTGCCAAAATACATAAACTTGGATATATACAATATATGAATGAATCAAATAATAATTTTTCTGTAATCAGAAATGCTGAGATAAATCGTATTGGTCCTAATTTTATATCTCCAATTTATTTTGATAAATTCAATATTAATACAAAAATGAAAGAAAAAGATGCATACGAGGATGAAAAATATATACATCAGCACTCTAAAATTTGGGAAAGAGAACAATCTACATATCAACATAAGTATTGTAATTTAATTATTAATAATAACTATGATAAACAGTTTTGTATTATTGGATTTGATAGTTTACTGGCTAATATTGAAAGAATTTCTGAATTATATAATAATCCAAGAAACGACTTTATCATTTTAGAAAATAAATGTACACTTGAATATCTACAAGAGAGAATTGAAAGATACAATTTTGAAAGAATGAAATGTTATACACTTATTGACACTTCTAACGAACAGTTAATTAATTATTTTAAAATGCTTTACTTATCTGTTTCTGAATATGAAATCATAAATATTGATATACAAAAACCTAAATTTAATACAAATATGACTAATAGATCACATATTATTAACAAACTAACAAATTTAAATGATAGTTATTTAGAAATTGGAGTTGAATACGGTGAATGTTTCAATGAAACACATTTCTTAAATAAAGTTGGTGTTGATCCTGACCCTAAATTTAACGCAAAAAACGGACAAACATTATTTTTACTAACATCTGATGATTATTTTAAGGAACATTTAATAGGTGACTCAATATCAATTGATTCTGATGATTGTATTGAAAATATTGAAAAACCATTATTTGATGTCATTTTTATTGACGGTATGCATCAAACAGAATACATACTAAGAGATTTAAATAATTCTATTCAATCACTAACTGAAAAAGGAACCATATTTATTGATGATATTTTACCATTTAATTACAATGAACAACTGAAAGTACCAATAAAACATTATTATGAAAATGGTATATTAAAATATGGTGAAAATTGGACTGGTGATATTTGGAAAGTTGTGTATCATCTAATAAAAAACTACAGGGATAAAATATCGGATTTCAAATATTTTTACAATATTAATTTCAGAGGGATAGGTATGTTTAAATTTAAAGAAACTTTCAAAATTAATACACATGAAATAGATAAAATAAATAGTTATGATTATTTTAAAGATTATAAACTATATATAAATGAATTACAATCATTTACAAACTAACAAATAATTTAATATTAATTATAGTAATAAATTATTTATTTATTTGACAACTCTTTTTTAGTAAGCTCTAAATTTTCCATTAAGCGTTCTCTGCTTTCAATAAAATCATGGTCATCTATTATTTTTTCTAACAATAGTTTTGCTTCGGTGAATTTTTTTAACCAATAACATGATACTGCTAATTCATCATATAAATATTTTCCATATGCTGTAAATTGAGTACCAGGATATTTTACATTTGCATCATCATATGATAGTGACAAAGCATCCTTTAATAAATTATATGATTTTTCAAAATTACCTATTTTATTACAATATATACTATAATAATAATAAGGCTCAGCTCTATCTGAAGAAATTTTTAAAGCTTCTTCATAATAATTAGATATTTCATTAATAGTTCCATCTGTTTCTGAAAGTAGTAAAGCTAGATTAACACAAATTTCATAGTTTACTTCTTTTTTTGTTGCATTATTTATTAATTTATAACATTGTTTAAACATTTCAATAGCATTAAATTTATTTTCATGTTTAACTTGACATGCATTGCTATACAAAACATAAATATCATTATCTAAATTAAAATTATGTTTACCAAATCTATATACATTTGGAGCTATTTTTACATAATCACTAATATTATTTCTTATAACTATGTCATTTTTTATATTATCTGTTTTAATAACCTCTGTAGATTCTGATACATTTATAATCTCATTTTTATTAATATTATTGCTTGGTATCTTAAATGATATTTTATCCATACATATTATTTATAACTTTTGTTTATATTTTAATAATTATAAATTAATATTTATTGATTTTTATAAGTTAAAAACAATAAATTAGTATTATTATTAATATCATGGAATTAAAAATTAGTGATATTCCTCCGACAGTTTGTTTAAATATGATTGTCAAAAATGAATCACATATAATTAAAGAGACTCTTGAAATGCTTTGTAACAAAATTAAATTTTCATATTGGGTTATTTGTGATACAGGATCAACAGATAACACAGAAACTATTATTAAAGATTTTTTCAAGTTAAA